AGCTTTCGCGCGAATATATGCCTGTGTGCCGTAAACGTCATAAGCAAGTTGTAATTTGTTTTGCTGATTAAATACAGTAGTTTGGACAAAGCACACTGTTAAATCAGGCGGGAAATTCGATACCTTGCTTTTTGCAACGTAGTATATGGAATTATCGACAATATCATTCAAATTGGTAAACGTGAAATTTGACCCTTTATAAATCGGCGCTTTTGATAGGTCGTTAATAAAAGACAGTTTAACTGTTGGCGGTGTTTTGGCCCTTATCCCAATCCAAGATGATAACGCAGGAACGGCTATATTACTATTCTCATAAACTCCCGCCCCCATTGGGTGCCTGCTGTTTTCATTCGATACGCTTCCCAACACGGGTTCATCGCGATAAAAGGCATATATAAGCTGTTCACTGCTTGTGTCAACTTTGATGTAATTAATTGTTCCTGCATACGTCACTTTGTAGCAGTATAGGTTCCAAGCGTTGCTTGCCTCAACCACGCCTTTTGAATTTGGGAAAGCCCCAGTAATGACTTTGCTTTCATAACCGATAGCGTTCTTTAAGTCAGCAACGTCCTCGGTCAGCGTGCCGATTCCGGAGAGGTATGCGTTGAACTGCGCCTCGGTGCCGGTGAAGCCCGCCTGCTGGGCTGCGGCATATGCGCTCATGCCGTCTGCGCCCTTGATGTTGACCGGATCAGGATTTTGCTTGCCGCCGTCGTTCGTCCAGCTGAGGATGCCGGCAGCGGAGACGTGCGGATAGAAGGTCACGCCGTCTTTGCCGCGGATCCCGCCGTCCATGTAGAAAGTGCCCTGCGGGCTGGTAAACTCGAATTCGTTGCAGCAGTCGCTCATGTGCCCATCACCTCCAGATTAAGACTGTCATAGACCGGAAGCGGCCAGACGCAGGACGCCGGCGCGTCGGTCGTGTTTTTATAGCACCGGATCTGCATGTAGGCCATTGGCCCCTTGATCGTGCCCATGGGCGAACCGGCGGTAGGCGCAAACTGCAGCGTCTCCGCCTGCGTCAGCACCAGCTCGACGCTGTCTTCGCCCACGGTGAACCCGGCGTCGCCGATCGTCTTCTCGACGACGATGCGCTGGCCCTGGGCGAAGCTCACGCGGATCTGCGAATACTCCGAAGGCGCCAGCGGCGTCCTGATTTTGGCCGGGAATGTTCCGGCTCTCTGAATTGCTGCCATTGTTGTCCTCCTATCAGTTAATTTTGCCCAGCACCACCCAGGCGCCGGAAACACGGGCGATAATAACGGAGTCGCCGTCTGTGACAGATGCCGAGGCGAGGCGCGGGTAATGTGCCTGCGTGGGCTCTGTGGCGCCGGGGAGAATAAGCGTGACGCCATCCGCGCTGACGGTGCCGACGGTGGCGAGAGTGAGCGGACCGGGTGCCGCTTGTTCGGGCTGCTCAGGAATAAACGGATTAAACATCGATGTTATACACCACTCTTTCCAGCTCAAGCTCCATCGACCCACCGACGGAGAGAGCCATAGTCCATGCCCGTACCACGCAGATCGCGTCCACCGGATCAAAGCCTACATTGTTGCCATAAATGTCGAGGATAGGGTTCTCATAATAGAGGGACACCACGTCCCCGACGCCGATGCCTGGGATCAGCGCGGTTTTGATGGTGAGCGTCTCGCCGCGCATGAGGCTGTCATTGCGCAGCTTCTCGGCGTATGCATCCAGCTCGTCCTGATTGGCGATGTTGTCCACCATGTACTTCTGGCAGATCCGCCGCCCGCGTCTTATTGTGGACAGCGGGCTCTGCGGATTGTCGTTGACGGCCGTGGCCACCAGCGGGCGGCCTTTAAGAGGATTCGCGCATACCGCGATAAATACATTGGGTGCCTGATACATGTCCGTGATGCGGCCGAGGCCGGGCTCGATGGTACAGAAGCGCTCGTTCGAGATCTCGCCGGGCTGTGGGCTGCGCGTGGTGAGCGAGTGCCGGATCGACCCGGCGCGGGGGACGCTTACCGGCTCAAGGACGGCAGCGCCCTCCGCTGTGAAGTAGAGCTGCTTATAGTTGATCTCCCCCAGCAGCTCGTTGATGATGGTCAGATAGCTCTCGGCAATCTCCCACTCGCGCTCCTCCGGGAGCACGGCAGCCGATGGCGTAGCCAGCACCATGGAGATCCCGGCTGCGGTGAGCAGTTGCTCGATAGCGGTGATGTAGGAGGTGCCAGATGTAAAGTATACGGAAGTATCTGTGCGAGTCTCTCGCACGCGCCAGCAGCGGTCGTATGCCTGCACGGTGAGGCGCACATCAGCCCCGGAGTCGAGTGGGTCCGCCTGCGCGACAGCGTAAATGCCAAGCGGATATTCGACGCCGTCGAGGATCATCACGGGCTCAATCTCGTCGCGGGTCCAGTCTGCGGTGATGGGATTGCCGTCGGCATCGCGTGGCACAGGATCGAAGGCAGCAGAGAGGCTGGTCTTGATTTCGCCTGTGTCCCGCATGCGGATGGTCGGCTCCGCATCATCCACGGCGGCGAGAAAACCGCACTCGCCGCCGTTTCTGAGAAGCCGGAACTTGAAGTCAAGACTCGTCAACAAAATCCCTCCAGTCTGCCTGGGTGATGCTGTAGGCATAGCCGGACGTGAAGTGGGTGCTTGACTGCGCGTAAGCGGGTAACACGCCGATGAACACGTCGCCCCATGGGAGTTTGAGGATTACGGGCTTCCCCAGCAGTTCCTCGAACTTGTCGTTGCGGCAGCTCCTGCGCATCCATGCGGCGTCAAGGCTCACGCGCCTGCTGCGGTGGCGGCCGGTGGTCACGACCGGGAAGTCAGCGCCCAGCACGAAACGCTCTGAAGTCCTCACCTCGTCCGAGATCTGAATCACGCGTTCAGAATTCGTGCTCAGCGCCAGCGGCAGCCATGTGCCTCCTGCGAGGAGTGTGATCATCGGGCACTCGACATCCGGCGTGGCCGTTACGGTGTTGCTGCGGTTATAGTCGCCGGTCGCCAGCTTTTCGATCACATAATAAGTATGAGTTCCGAGTGCCACTCTGTCGACAAACCTTGTCTGCCTGATGTGGGCGATAGGTGTATCGTCCCGGTATACATAGAAATCACCCGTGCCGTCTCCACCGGCCCAGAAGAGATCGGCATCAACGTAGGCGCTGCGTCTGAGAGAAATGGCCGTGCCAGGCGCGTTCAGTACGTCGAAGACAGTGCCGTTGATTGGGCTCCATTGGCTGTACTCGTTCTGTACCTGCACCTGCACGGTGTGTTGCCCGTCCGCAAGCGGTTGAGTGAGCGTATAGCTGCGCACGTTCTCGCCGTGGTACGGGCCGATCTGTTCCCCGTCCACAAAGAGCTTGTAGCTCTCCTGCGTGTTGACCTGCCAGGTGATCGTGGTGTAGGGCTTGCCGTCGGTCAATACGGATGTCACATCCGGAGCGCCGAAATTGACGAAGCTTACGGGTGAGGACCAGTCGCCCCATTCATTTGAGGTGTTTTGGGCGCGCACTCGCCATGTGATGTTACCGCTCGGGAGAGCGTTTGCCGGGGCGGTGTAGCTGGTCGCCGTACCGCTGACGCTGCCGAGAGTGAGCCAGGAGGTGCCGCCGTTTGTGGAGTATTGCAGCTGTGCGGCCTTCTGCTCGCTTCCGGTTATCGTAGCATAGCGCCAGAGAAATTCCGTCGGAGTGTTCTTGGTTTCGATCACGCCCACCGGGGCCACCGGCGACGCGTCGATCCTGGAAGCAAGAGTCGAAACGGTATAGACATCAGTCTGGGTGCTGGCGCCGAGGTTGTCCGTGGCTGAAATGTACCAGTACACATTCCCGGACGGGAAAGTCCCGCCGGGGATCACGACCGAGGCGTTTGCACCGGACGGTGTCATGCTGACTTGAGTGTAAGGATCAGCTTCACGGCTGCGCCAGTAGAATGTTGCTGAGGCCACCGTAAAAGGCTCATATGGCGTTCCATCCGTCATAAGCGTACAAGCGAATGTGTTGGGCACAGATGCATCGATAGATCCACCCGTTGGGCTATTCAACGGCACAACATAAGATGTCGATGGGAAAAGATAGATGGAACCAGCTTGCACTACACATGTATGAGATGTCGCAGCATGAGCATTTTGTATTCTAACATATAGGTGCTGATTGCCTGTAAGGGATAAGCCATGAAACTCAAATGTTTTTTGTGGTGATGACCCTTGACTGTAGATTCGATCTGTTAGCGGACTGGCAGACGTGTTCAAGGAGTAATCTTCACCGTATAAATAGGCATAATAGCTTATATTTATTGACGATGAGCACGGTATAACAACAGTTACATCAGTAATCGAAGCCGTAGGCTTTATGTTTGTATCGATCCTGTATAATACACTATCTTGCCCGCCAAGTTCGATTTCGGCAAAAGGGTTATTAGTAGTCCATCCAGACCAATAATCCTCCCAAAACCTGTTAATGTTATATCCATAAAAAGTTGCAGCCATTCCCTTACATCATCCTCCCCTCGATCTGCGCGCCCTGGAAGATCCTCACGAGATCGTTGAGCTCTCGGATCTTACTGGCCTCGATCACAACGGTTCCGATGTGGACGCCAGCCATCGCCCGGCTCTCCTGACTGTTGTAGATCTGTGAGCCACGCGGCAGGCTTACCAGCTCCGGGCCACCTTCGCCGACCCATGTCAGACCGCCGCGCCAGTTGTCAGTGCCGGTAGCGTTGCGGCCCGCCAAAAGCCGCTGAAGATCCGCCTCGCTCATGTGCCCGTAAGAATAAGCAGACTCTCCCGGCAAGATTTCGCCAAGGTAGTAATTATTCTTTGGCTTGCCTGTGGTCTTGTCGATCTGGTCGATGATGTCTGGCGTGATAACCGTGCCGCCGGCGGTAACGTATGCCTGCACATCGTCCTTCCAGGTAGCGCCGTAGACATCAGAGCCGATACCGTAGCTTTGCATTTCGCTCTTCTGTCCAAGAAGGCTCTTAAAAGCCCGTGCGGCCTTCTCAGCCATTTCGTTCATTTTAGCGAGTGCGGTAGTCAGGACGTTCACCACAGCGGTCACGCCTTTTAGAGCGGCCTCAGCAACAGGCGCGAAGGCCACAGCCAACTGATACTTTGTAGCCTCCAGCTGCCGCTGCATCTGGTGGTAGGCGTCGTCCACCTCGCCCAGCTTCTGGATCTGGTACTCGTCCAGCACGTAGCCCGCCTTCTCGGCCTCCTCGCCCATCTCCCGCAGGGCGTCGCTGCCCTGGAGGATCAGCGGGTTGAGCTCCTGGGCGCTGCGCCCGAAGAGCTCCATGGTCATGGCGTCGCGCTGGGCCTGGTTGCCGACGCCCTGCAGCGCGTCGATCGCGTCGTAGAAAACGCTCTCGGTGTCCCGCAGCGTCCCGTCCGCGTTGGTGATCTCCACGCCCAGGGCTTCGAAGGCCGCTGCCGTGGCCTCGTTGCCGGTCTGGGCGTCGTACATGGCCCGGGTCAGCTTGGACATGCTGCCGGTCATGGACTCCACGGACACGTCGATGAAGTCGGAGGCGTACTCCCACTGCTGCAGCGTCTGGGTGCTGACGCCGGTGACGGCGCTCTTGGTCAGCAGGTCGTCGGCTCTGGCTGCCGCCTCGATCGTGGTGTCGTAGAGCGCCTTGACGGCCTTGACGGCCACGGCCACAGCTGTGGCCACCGCGCCCATCTTTGCCACGGTCCCGGCGCTGAAGCCGTTCAGACCGTTGAGAGCCTTTGACGCGCCGTCCGGCAGAGTAATGCCCATCTTGCCGCTCAGATCTTTGATCTGGTCGCCGAGTTTTCCGGCGGAGCCGCCCAGGCTCTTGTTGCTCTCGGCGAGGCTCTGCATGCTCTGTTTATATTTCTGCTCGCCCTCGACTACGACGCGTGCAGATACTGTTCTTGTTGCGATCTTAACCGCCTCCTCCTGTGAGGTACTCCGACAGGCTCATTTTTGCCTGTTTTTCGCCCTTCTGGAGCGATTCTGTGCCGCCCGTTCGACCTTCCGGCCGGTAGAGTGCATCCAAAAGGCTCCAGAGGCGTGCAGGGTTTGCCGTTTTCCAGAATGATTGCTCGTCCTGGTGCAGCCATCCCATCCATAAAGCAAGATACCGGGCAAAGTCATAAGACTCTGCCCGGCCTGTCAGTTTCCCGCGTCGTCGCCGGGCGCGGTCTTCTCTGTCGGCGTTTCCTGGACGTTGCGCTGGCTCTCCGGCACCACGGCCCGCGAGAACAGGCCCATAATGTCCAGATCGAGAAGCGCGGCATAGGGGAAGCGCTTTTTGACCTTTTTGGCCGTCCAGTCCTGCTCCCAGCCCATGTCCTCGGCGTAGTCGTTGAGCATGGCAGCCAGGATCGCCGCCTGCCCCTCGCGTACCGGGAGATCCATGACGGCCTGGAACGTGCCGTAGGCAGTCTCTATCGCGTCCAGCACGGCCATGTTGCAGCGGAGGACGTATGTCTTGCCGTCTATGTCGATCCGCTTTTCTTCCAGGCGCAGACTCATGCGAGCACCGCCGCGCACCATGCGATGGCAGCGGCCTCCGTGTCACAAACGGCGACCTCCAGCATGTCCTGAGAGGCAGCGTCGCTGGCCAGGAACTCTCCGGACGTCGTCGGGGTGTTAAACTGGATATTCTCGCCGGCAGTCTGCAGCGTCATGCTGGGCGGGCCGAAGAGGCACTTGGATGCGAAGACGCAGGTATACTTCTCGACGCCGTCGATCATGTCGGGCGCGTAGAAGCTGACGCCCACATAGGCAGGAGTGCTCTTTGCGCCAAGGACAAGGCTGCTCACGTTCTGGCTGGAGCCGCCGGAGGTGATGCTGCGGGTCTTCGAGGTGCTGCCGAACATCAGCTGCTGGGCTGCGTTCTTGATGTACTTCACGCCCAGGGCGATCGTGCCGCCGGTGGCCTTCCGCATGAACTCGGCAAGGGTGCTCTCGGCATAGAGACGGCCCTCGGCGAAGCGCATCTCGAGGGTCGCGGTCA